GAACATCTCCCCGAACAGGCAAACGCCCCCACGGGGATCGTGGAGGCGCATGCCGCTTCAGAATTGAGCTCCCGAGGAGGGACTCGAACCCCCGACCCGCTGATTAACAGTCAGTGGCCGTCCGCCCCGGGCCGGACACAATGTAGCTACGACGGGCCTTCCCCGGTCACGTCGGATCCCGAAAAGGTCGTAACTGACCCCATCGGTCCCCGAACATCTCCCCGAACATGGCCGCGCCGACCCGTCCCGGGTCGGGCGCCCGAACGTTCCCATCTGAAAGAGGCAACCTGATGCCGGCAGTACCAGGCAGCGACGACGATCTCCCGCCGGACCGTGTGACTGAGGAATTCGCGGTCACGATCACCCGCGTGCGCAATGGTACCCGGCGCATCACCCGATGGGGCCAGGTCGGCGGTGGGGTCGGCACCGACTCGAGATACGGCAACCTCGTCACGGTCGAGCGGTTCGAAGGTGATGAATGCGTCGTCGCGCGGTTCGTCGTGCACAGCGCGCCCGATCCGCTCGTGATCGTCGCCGCCTGCCAGGGCCGGGTCGATGATCTCTGCTCGTTCCACGCCGCGCACGACAACGACGAGATCCGCGATCTCGTCGCGAAGCTCCGCGCCGCGCGCCTGAAGATGCAGGCCACGGTGACCGCGGCCGGGCCCCCAGCACAGCTCACACCACCCGTTTCCCCGGCGTCGCCCTGATGCCGTTTCCCGCAGTACCCACCACCACCCCAGCACGGAGCAGGACGATGAATGAGAACGAGCAGGACCTGATCGACGAAGTGAACGCCACGGTTGGGCTCGAGGATTCGGGCACCGCGCTCATCACCGGCATGGCGGAGAAGCTCGCCGCGGATGCCCAGGCGGCCACCGATCTCGCGAGCCTCCAGGGCGTCGTCGCGAACACCGTCGCCAGCATGAAGGCGCACGCGCCGGCGTTCGCCGCGGCCATCACCGCTAACACTCCGGCCGCACCGCCGGCGCCGACGCTCACCCTCGGCGGCAATACCACGCTCAACGCCGGCGATACCAGCCAGCTCACCGGCAGCGCCAGCGATGGCTCGTCGATCGACAGCTGGACCTCAAGCGACAGCTCGATCGCCAGCGTCGATGCGAACGGCGTCGTCACGGCGGTCGCGACAGGATCGGCCATGATCACGGCGACGACGAAGTCCACCTCGGCGTCGATCGGGATCACCGTCAGCTGACGTAGCGAAGCGGAGAGAAGCGAAGAAGCAGGACGGCGCGCCGGGTCTGATCATGGCGCGGCGCGCCGGACGGGGGCGACAGGCTTCGATTGCAGGTGGACGACGTAGTCGGCGTGCCGAGAGTCCTGGGCGATACAGGGGCGCATCACACCAGCCAAGACGATGCAGTCTCGGGCAACGGTTCGGCCCTTTCGTTCTCGCTTGAGCGCTCCGGCGTTCGCGATGGCGATGGCCGCCTGATCTAGGCGGTTACCGAGGTCAAGGGTCCGTAGCACAGTCAGATCAGTGTTGGAGGATCGGCCAGAGTATCGGCAGTCGGCTCGCGACGGAAACCGGAGCACGCACGTACCTGACGCGCCAGAAGCTATGCAAGACCCGGGTTCGATTCCCGGCGCCTCCACTGAACGAGTCGCACGGAAGGAAGAGCATGAGCCACGATAGCGAGACCGCCGAGATCGGACGCGCGATGACCGCGCACCGCACGGCAGAAGCGAACCGACAGGAACCGATCTACGAGGCGAAGCTCGCGCGCCTGGTTGTCGCCGGCGCGTGCGACGCGATCCCGATCGGCGATTACGGCTGGCGCATCACCGCCGGCCGCCGCGTCGTTGACTACTGGCCGCGCACCGGCATCTGGCGCACGGCGGACGGCACGAAGCAATCGCACGGCTGGCCGCGGCTGCTGCGGTACCTCAACCTCGGAGTCGATCGATGAGCGCGGATGATCACTGGACCCCGGTCACCCCGGTTGTCGATTCACCGGCGGCACAGATGACGCGGTGCGAGGACGGCGACGGCGGGAGCGTGGTTCTCACCGCCGAGGGAGACACCGTGGAGATCCTTTCCTACGACACCACAGCGCGCGACGCGAAGCGGAACCGGGTGACGATCAGTCGCCAACACCTCTCGGCGCTGCTCGATACAGCCAGAAGCGCGCCGAAGGAGGGGACCACCATGACGGCGCCCCAGACCGTGCGGGTAATCACGCAACGCTCTCGCGACGGCAAAGCAGAAGGGTTTGGCGCTTTCCTACTCGCGCCCGGCGAACTCGACCGGCTGATCCGTGAACTCTTGGCCGGCGCGACCCAGGAGGAGCTCGATGAGTGCTGCAGTGATTTCAGAGGCGAGGATCCCCGCGGCTCGCTCGCGCGCGTCCGGCGCCTTCTCAAGGTCGCGGATTCGCGGTGACCTACCGTCTCGATCGCATCGATGCCATCGCGAACGCCGCGATGCGGCTGTCGGCGACGGCGTTCTGGGTGCTCGCGGCCGCGGTGGCCTCGAGCGCGCTGCTCTATCTCCTGATTCACATCTGGAAGGCGATTCTCGCGTGACCCGAACCACGTTCGCGCCGGCGATGCTGGCGCAGCACACCGCGGTCCTCGGGAAGACCGGGGCCGGCAAGACGATCACGGCGAAGCTGATGATCGAGCAAGTGGCCGCCGAGGGCGCGCGCGTCTGCATCCTCGACCCGATCAAGTCCGATTGGTGGGGGCTCACCTCGAGTGCCGATGGCAAGCGCGCCGGGCTGCCGTTCCAGATCCTCGGCGGTCCGCACGGGCACGTCCCGCTCCACAGCTCGTCGGGGAAAGCGGTGGCCGAGATCGTGGCCACCGGCGCGCTCCCGCTCTCGATCATCGATATGGCCGAGTTCGAGCCGGGAGGTCAGGCGCGGTTCTTCACGGAATTCGCGCCGGCGCTGCTGCGGAAGATGCGCGGCGTCGTGTACCTGGTCATCGAGGAGGCGCATCTCTTCGCGCCGAAGGAACGCTCCGGCATCGGATCGGAGAATCTCTCGATCCACTGGGCGAAGACGATCGCCACGGCGGGTCGATCGAAGGGGATCCGGCTCATCCTCGCCACGCAGCGGACGCAGGCGCTCCACAACGCGCTGCTGGGCAGCTGCGATACCCTGATCGCGCACCGCCTCACCGCGCCGGCGGATCAGGAACCGGTGGTGAAGTGGCTCAAGGCGAACACCTCGAAGGAGATCCTGGCCGAGGTCTCCTCGTCGCTCGCCTCGCTCAAGACGGGCGAGGGGTGGATCTGCAGCGGCGAGGCGCGGCAATTCGAGCGTGTGGCGTTCCCGAAGATCACCACCTACGACAACACGGCGACGCCCACCGGGGACGGTGAGGCGCGCGAGATCAAGACGTCGCCGGTCGACCGGGAGAAGCTCCGCGCGATCATCGGGGACGCGGTCGCCGAGGCCGAAGCGCAGGACCCGAAACTGCTCCGGGCCCGCATCGCCGAGCTCGAGCGCCAGGCGAAGAAGTCCGCAAGCGTACAGCCGGCAGCCGCGGCGCCGACGAAGGTCGAAGTGAAGATTGTCGAGAAGCCCGTCTTCCGTGATTCGGACTTTTCGGCCATCGAGCGACTGCTTGATCGCGTGGTGCAGGAGCGTGGCGCCGTCGACCAGCGCTGGGGCAACATCGAGCACGCGCTCACCGCGCTCCTCACCGTCGCGAACACGATCGCGCTCATGCCGGAGCCCGTGATGTCGCGCGAGCTGGCACGAGCAATGCCTCCACCAGCAATGACTTCCCGCGCTCCCTTGGCTGTGATTGGCACGCCGCATGTCGCGCGTGCTGTCGCATCTCACGTCGCCGGAGACGGGGTGATCAGCCCCACGCAACAACGCATCCTGGATACACTCCTGATGCTGGAAACGCGCCGGCTCGAACCAAGCCGAGATCGCTTGGCGCGGTGGATGAACCTCCACCCAACCGGTGGGAGATATGGCTCCGATCTGGGCTGGTTGCGGGCCAATAGCTACCTCGAAGGGTTGAAACTCGCCGACCTCGCTCGCCAGGTGGCGCACATGATGCCTACCGGGCCCGACGCCGCGCTGCTGGCGCTCCCAGACGAACCAATGCGTGCGATCGTGCGCGTCCTGATGGAACAGTCGTTGGCGGTTTCGCGCGATGAGCTGGCGGCGCTGCTGCAGCTGCATCCCACCGGTGGTCGATATGGTTCCAATCTCGGATGGCTCCGAACCCTCGGGCTGCTCCCGGAGCGCGGGCCGATGTCGCTGACGCCGGCGTTCTTCGCATGATTGTCCTGGGAGTGGATCCTGGTCTCGCCCACATGGGCGCCGCGGTCGTCGATCGCGAGTCGCCGATGAAGTTCCGGCTCCTCGAGTCCGGATCGATCAATACCTCGCCCGATGATGTAATCACCGTCCGGCTGCAGCTCCTGGCCAGTCACCTGCAGGCACTGTTCGCGCGCAACCCCATCGATGTGGTACTGATCGAGAAGCCAGCCATCTTGGGCAAATACGGCCGCGCGAAGGGCGATAGCTCCGAAGGCTTGGCGATCGAACGTGGCATGACTGACTTCCACCTCGCCCGCGGGGCGATTCTGGTCACGTGCGCCAACTGCTGCCGGCGGGTGATCGAGGTGCCGGCGACCAAATGCATGAAGGGTGATAGGGCGAAACGGAATCTGCTCGTCTTCCCGGACTTCGCGAAGCGGACGTCGGAGCACGAGCGCGACGCGATTTTCTACGCATGGGCGGCTCCGATCATCGAGCTGCCGCATCTGCCGAAGCGGAAGGCGTCGTGAGCGAATTCAAGACCGAGGCCGAACTCTGCGCGGCATTCACCGCTTGGGTTGCCGGGCGTCGTCCCGACCTGAAATGTTACGCCGAGTGCGACGGGTGGGATCTGCTCATCGTCTACCCCGATGGCACCCAGCTCGGGATACAGGCGAAGCTCCGATTGAACGCCGAAGTCATCATGCAGGCGGTGCCGTCCGACTGGCACAGTCAGCATGGCCCGGAGTTTCGCGCGGTCCTGGTCCCCGAGGAACGTGGCGCCTTCATCGGCCTCGCCAGACACTGCGGCCTCGTCGTCTTCGCTGGAAGAACAGGCTGGTCGCGGCATTACGAACAGTTCGGTCCAGACCTCACCCCGCACAACCCATACGGGTTACCGTGGGTCGACTGGTGCCCGGAGACGCGCTGCACGGTTCCTGAATTCGCCACCGATTCGATCGCAGGATCGCCGTCACCGATCACGCTGACGCAATGGAAGACCGGTGCATTGCGGGTCCTCGCCGAGTTGGAAGTGGCGGGGACGATCACGCGGCAGACGATGCGGGTTTTGCGCGTCGATGAACGCCGATGGATTCAAATGGGATGGCTGAAGTCGACGGAAACAAGGGGCGCCTATGTCATCGACGAGCGGCCGCCGTTCGCCGACCAGCACCCGACCGCCTACGCGGCGATTCTCGCCGAACGTCGAGCGGCCGAAGCGGATGCATCAGTGCCGGCAGGAGCGATCCCGTGAAGGCTCGAGTCCTCGCGTCGGACTTCTGCTGGCCGGCGGCGTTGATCGGATTCCTGTGGCTCGGCTTCGCACTCGGCCGGATCCGTCGTCCCGATCGGCAGGCCATCGCCATCGATCGACTCTTCCCGGACGGCCAGCTCACCGAGCGCAACATCCAACGCTACGCCGACGGCGAGTGGGTCGTGACACGGCGCACGCCGGACGACTCCGCGGTCACCTGCCCCACCTTGGCTGAAGCGATTGAGGAAGATCTACACCGGAAATAGCGGTCTCGCGGCCGCGCACTATCGCCCCAGATGCGAACCGACACTCGGTCGGGCAGCGGTCTCGGGGCGCTCTCTCGGGGGAGCGTTCGATGAAGGCCTTCAAGACGGTGAAGTCCAGAACCGGCAGCCTGCTCTACACGCGCGGGAGCGTCCAGAAGATGCTGGACGAGCGCGAGGAGGCGATCGAGGCGATCGCGAAGCAGCTGGCCGAGAAGGACGCGGCGCTGCAGGAGGCGGTCGGTCACACCCGCCTGATGCTCGGGCACGTCGGTGGGATGACACAGGCCGTCACCACGTGGCTCGATCAGAAATATCCGAAGCCGGCTCCTGCCACCGAACAGCCTGGGCCGGACGCCCCGCCAGCTGCCGAGCCGCCCCGGTGATGCTCTCAGGGGCGGACCCGCGTCGATGGCACATCGCTGGCCCAGGCGGGGTGCTGCGGTGCCCGGTTTGCGAAGCTGGCATCGGTAGAATGGCGGACGATTCGCGAACCGCCATTCGTGTCGACGGCCGCGGCATCGATGCAAGACCGACGACCATCGCAGGATTTTGTCACCGGTGCCGTCATTGTAAAACGTACCTCGAATTCTCATTTCTCGGCCGGAACTCACCGGCCGTTCTCTCACCCGCAGGAGTGATCGCATGAACGAACCGACTGCAGCCAGTCCCTCTGACTGGCACGAACACAACCGCGTCCCCGGAGCGCTCGAGCGCCGGACCGGGGATGAGCTCCAGATCCTTCGGCCGGTCGTCATCGAGCAGGACGTCTGCGTCGAGCTCACCACTTGGCCGATTCGCGAGGACGGCTCGATCGATCACACTCGGACCGTGAAGAGCTTCGCATTCCCGCCCATCGTCATGGACGGGATCGCGAAGGTGCGGGCTGCCGCCACAATTCCAAATCCGGCGGCGGCTGCGTAGACTTCGCATATCGACCGGGCGACGCTCGGTTGCTCGCGGCTGTCCCACGGCCCTTCCCTCACCCGGAAGGGCCGTTTTGCTATGGCTGCGCGACGCGCGACCAAGGCACCAGCGCCGACGGCGCCCACGCCTCCCACACCCAAGAAATCAGCGAAGAAGGACGCGCTGCGCCCTGGTCAGGAGCGCTTCGCCCAGGAATTCGTCAAGAGCAACAACGCGACGGATGCCTATCAGATCGCCTACCCGAAAACGAAGTACTCCACGGCGATGGCCAACGGGTCGCGCCTGCTCAGACATGCTAAGGTCGCGCTGCGCGTCGCCGAACTGCAGGCGGAGGTCGCTCGCGCGAACGGCATCGATGCGATCTGGGTCACGCGACGGCTGAAGGAGATCTCCGATCGCTGCATGCAGAGCGAGCCGATCCTCGACGCGGACGGCGAACCCACCGGCAAGTTTCGGTTCGACGCCGCGGGCGCCAATCGCGCCACGGAGCTGCTCGGGAAGTCGATCGGGATGTTCAGTGAGCGACTGCGCCTCGACGTCCGCGACGTCTCGAGCCTGACGGACGCTGAGCTAGAGGAAGAGCGCCGGCGTCTCGGGGGCTCGCGGTGACCTGCGCCGTCCTGCCGTACGACCTGATCCGCCGGCGCGCGATCGAGGTGGAGCTCGAGATCCGCCGACGCCAGCAGCAGCACCTGCGGGATCGATCGACGCCCGAGCCGAGGGCGGTGACCCAGCACTACGGCGAATGGATCGCCGGGGTGCGGCCGGAGTACCGGTGGGACGCCCCGCACTTCCGGGTCATGCAGCACGCCCTCGATGAGGTGACCGCGGGGCGGCTGCGCCGCCTCTTCTTCCAGATCCCCATTCGTCACGGCAAGACCGAGCACAACACCATCGGCTATGGCGCTTACCGGCTCCAGCGCAATCCGACGACGCGAATCATCATGGGTTCGTTCAATCAGGCGGCTGCAAACCGGACCTCGCGGAAGATCCGCCGGCTTGCTCGTGCATGCGGCGTCGTGCTCTCACGCGATCGGGATACCGCAGCGGAGTGGGAGACCGAGGAGGGCGGCGGCGTAATTGCCGTCGGGCCCGGATCCGGTGCGGCCTCGCTCAACGCCGATCTGATCATCATCGATGACCCGATCGGATCGCGGGACGATGCCGAATCGAAGGCAACGCGTGACCAGGGCTTCGACTGGATCACGAACGACCTCTTCGCTCGCGCGGAGCCGCACACGGCGATCCTGATGTCCATGTCGCGGTGGCATGCCGACGATCCAGCCGGCCGCATTAAGGACCGGTTCGGCGATCGCTGGACGTTCGTCGATCTGCCGGGTGAAGCGGAGAAGGACGATCCGCTCGGCCGTGCGATCGGCGATCCGCTCTGGCCGGAGATGCGGGGCAAGGACTGGCTCGAGGAGAAGCGGATCGAGCTGCTCGACTACGGCTTCGCCTCACTCATCCAGGGCCGCCCGCGGCCGCGCGAAGGCGGGATGTTCAAGTGGGACCATTGGAAGCTCGTCTCCGAGATCCCGAAGAACATCGAGCTCGTCCGCTACTGGGACCTCGCCGGCACGCGCCCGAAGGGCTCATCGCACGATCCCGATTACACCGCCGGCGTCCTCGCCGGTCGAAACCCCGACGGTCGCAGCTTCATAGCCGATGTAACCCGATTCCGCGTCGAGGTCGGCGCGCGCGACGCCAAGATCGAAGAGATCGCCCGCGCGGATCTCGCGGCGTATCCGCAAGGCGTCGTTACCTGGTTCGAACGGCAATCGGGCATCGGCGGCACCGAAGCGAGCGAGGCGCTGCTGCGCCGGCTGCAGGCGGTCGGGATGGAGACGTTCTGCGAGCCGGCCACTGGCAGCAAGGAAGAGCGCGCGCGCCCGCTGGCGAGCGCGGTCCTCGCGCAGAACGTCGATCTCGGGCCCGACACGCCCGAGAACCCGTGGCGCATCGCCTTCCGCGATGAGGCCGCCGACTTCCCGAACGGCAAGCACGACGACCAGCTCGACGGCGCCGCCGGCGCCTTCAACAAGCTCGACCGCGAGGCCCGCCGCTCGTGGTCCACCTTCGACTTCCACATCTGAGCCGCCCATGACCGCGCCCGCGACGACCGAGCAGGTTGCCGATGTCTCCTTCCGTAACTCCGCCTACAACGATCAGGCGGACGCGCGGCGCACCTGCGACGATGTCTACGAGGGGACGAGCGCGATCCGCCGGGAGCGGACGCTCTACATCCCGCAGAACCCGGGCGAGGACAACGACAAATACGAGCGCCGCGTCAAGCGCAGCCACTTCTACAACATGTTCGAGCCGACCGTCCAGGGGCTCGTCGGCCTGATCTTCCGCAAGCCGCCGGTGCTCGCAGACGGCGCCGGCCCGCTGATCACCGCGCAGGTCGAGAACATCGATGGGCGGGGGACACATCTCGCCGTCTTCTCGCGCGAGTTGGCCGAGGCGGCAATGAAGTCAGGGCATGCCGCCATCCTCGTCGATGCGCCGCCGGCGCCGAACATCGGGCGGAAGCCCACCAAGGCGGACGTCGCACGGCTCGGGAATCGCCCGACCTGGGCGATGATCCGGGCCGAGCAGGTCATCAACTTCCGCGAGGACATCCGACCGAACGGCGAGATGTACTTCACGCTACTGGTGGTCGAAGAGTGCATCAAGCAACCGGTGGGCGACTTCGGCGAGAAGGAGATGTATCGGTGGCGCGTCTTCCGCGACGACGGCGCCGGCACGATCACCTGGGAGATCTGGATCTCCGACACCGGCAAGCGCGACGGTGCCAAGGCGAAGTACCGCAACGGCGTGATCGCGAACGTCACCGAAATCCCGATCGCGCCGCTCTATGCGGGCCGTCGGAGCGGCACGTTCTGTTCCAAGCCGCCGCTGCTCTCCCTCGCTGAACTCAACCTCGACCTCTTCGCAGTGCAGCTCGATCATCGCTATGCCATGCATGTCAGCAACACGCCGATCCCGATCTTCAAGGGTCGGAAGAAGACACCGAAGCAACCTCTGGGCGCGGAGGTCGGGATCGATCTCGACGCGGATGCGAACGCCGGCGCGTTCTACCTCGAGTCGAACGGCAATGGGCTCGCCGCCAGCCGGCAGGAGCAGCTGGACCTCATCCAGCGGGCCACAATCTTCGGGTTGCAGATGCTGGCGCCGCAGACCCGCGCGATCGAGACGGCCCAGTCGAAGATCATCGACCAGGCGGAGAAGACCTCACGCCTGGCCGTGATTGCCCGGGCGCTGCAGGATGCACTCGAGCGCGCGCTCGGCTTCCACTCAGCGATGATCGGCGAGCCGGCGGCGTCGGTGAAGATCAATCTCGATGTGTCCGGACTGACGCTGGACGCGGCCACTCTCACCGCCTACACCGCACTGGTCACCTCACGGATCATCACGCCGCGGACACTGTACGCCATCATGCAGGAAGCCGGCGCATTGCCCGAAGACTTCGACGCCGACGCCGAAGAGCAATCGCTCGACGAGCTCAACGCGTTCGATGCCGCGAGCGACCCAGCCGGAGATCCGAACCCGAACGCGGATCCCACGAAGATCCACCCGGCGGATCCCGTGGCCGATCCCGCGCCGGATCCCGGCAAGAAGGCCGCGGCGGCGTAATGACCTCGCCGCTGATCTCATCTCTCGGTGGTCCGCGCTGCGGCGAGCTGGCCGACGCGGACATCACCGAGCGCGTCGTCCGATCGGAGCGCGACTACGACGGCCCGATGTACCACGTCTATCGCCGCGTGCCGGCGCCCTGGGCGTCGGCGGCCGACGGCGAACACGTCCTGGTGTATCTCGGGCTCTTCGGACCGAAGAAGCCAGCGGAATGAACCAGCCGATCTGGCGCGGACGCGTGACCTGCGGCGACCGGGCGCGGATGTATTTCGAGGTCAGGATCTGGCACCATCGGCGCGACATGCAGGCGTGGGCGCGGTCGCAGTTGTGCGCGGCCGAACGACGGAAATGCGCGCGACAGCGATGGCAAGCCCTCGTCGTGCGATTCGGCGCGCGAGCGCGGCGCCGCTCTTACCCGTGCCTCGGCGTCATCTGCTTCTGCCTCGATCACCTCGGCGCCGGCGTGATGGCGCACGAGCTGCTCCATGCCACGGTCCACTGGTTCTCCGTGCGAAAGCTCTTCTCGATCGAGCGGCACGAGGAGCGATGGGCGCTGGCGCATGATTCGATGTACCGGCAGCTGAACGCGCAACTGCACGATCAAGGCGTCTTCGTGGCCGCCCGTGGATGGCTGCGTGGCCGATAACCCGCTGACCGGTCGCGCCGCGACGCTGAAACGCGCCGTCACGCTGCGCCGCTACGAGAACCAGCTGTCGGCCGACGTCGTGCGCGAGATCAAAAGCGGCCGCGATCAGCTCGTCGGACTCCTGGCGGGTCAGGATCCAACCACGGTGAGCGCCGGCCGTGTCCAGGCGCGGCTCGATTCACTCGCGAAGAAGGCGACGGACGTGCTCGACGCGACGTACACTCGCGTCCGGACGCTGTCACGGCGGGAACTGTACGGCGTCGGGCAGGCTGGCGCACAAGGCTCCGCGAACGAGATCACCCGCGCCGCAGCGGCCGCCGGCGTCGAGGTCGGTGATCTCGCGCTGCCGACGCCCAACCAGCTGCGCGCGATCGTCAGTTTCAACCCCGTCCAGGGTGCCGTCGCCGGCGACTGGTGGGCGCGGCAGGAGCGCGCGACCGTCGACGCCTTCCGGACCACGATTCAGCAGGGGATGACCCGCGGCGATTCGCTCGCGACGCTGATCCAGCGGGTCCGGGGCACGTCGATCGGCGGCGGTCGGTTCGCCGGCGGCATCATCGAAACCAGCACCCGGAACGCGACGACGCTCGTCCGCACCGCCGTCAACGAGGTTTATAACCAGGCGGCAGCCGACACCTATCAACAGAACGACGACGTGCTGCAGGGCGTGGAATTCGTTGCGGTCATCGACGAGCGCACGTGCCCGGAATGCGCGGATCTCGACGGCACCACCTACGCATTGGATGATCCCGCGCTCGACGGCGTGACGCCGCCGCTGCATTTCAACTGCCGGTGCGCGCTCGTGCCAGTGCTCGACTACAGCGCGCTCGGGGTCTCGACCCCTCCATCGCAAGACCGGCAGACCTACCCGCAATGGTTCGACGATCAGCCCGCGGCGACGCAGAACGCGATCCTCGGCCCGAGCAAAGCGGCGCTCGTTCGGTCGGGGAAAGCGACGTTCTCCGACCTCGTGCGTGGCGACGGTTCGATGGCGACGCTTGCCGAGGTGCAGGCGAACCTCTAACTTCTCCTTCACAACTGGCGGCACTCGCGGCTGTTAGACGGCCCTCACCGGATGAATCCGGGCGAGGGCCGTTTCGCTTTTCCGCCCCGGCGATGCCGGGCCACAGGCGCCGATGGCGCGAGGAGTACCGCAATGCCGACGCTCAAGCCGTTCGACAAGCTCGAGGATGCGCCCGAAGGGCTGCGCCCGTTCCTGATCGAGAACGGCGGGAAGTTCGTGCCCGATTACGACATCGAGGTGGATCCGCGCCTGGCGCCGTTGAAGAGCGCCTTTGAGCGCGTGAAGCTCGAGAACTCCACCCGCGGCACGAAGCTCAAGACGTTCGAGGATCTCGGCTTCACGCCCGAACAGATCGTCGAGCTCAAGACCGCGGCCGACGCCAAAGGCGCGAAGACGAAGAGCGACAAGGACGTCGAAGCGCAGATCGCTGAGGCGACGCAGAAGGCGGCCCAGCGGATCGCGGAGCTGGAAAAGTCGGTCGGGGAGAAGGACGGCACGATCGATCACCTGGTGCGCCGGTCCGGCGCCGCGGCGGAGCTCGCCGCGAAAAAGGCCAACGCCGAACTCCTCATGCCGCATGTGCTCGAGCGGACGGAGACGAAGCTCGGTCCCGATGGCAAGCCAGTGGTGGTCGTGATCGATCCGGTGACGCGCGCGCCGCGCCTGAAGGATCATCTCGGCAACCCGATGACGCTCGCCGATCTCGTCGCCGAGATGGAAGGCGATACGAAGTTCGCCGCCGCCTTCGAGGGCAAGCTCCCAAGCGGGAGCGGCGCGAAGACGGAAACCGGCAAGGGGGGCAGCGTGACGAAGATCCCCAAGGGCGACAACGCCGCCTTCCTCGCGAATCTGGACGGGATCGCGGCAGGGACGGTCGTCGTCGAGTAACGGAACACCGGCGCGCCGGACCGGCGCGCCTGCAGGACCGCAGTGCTCACGCCGTGCGAGAGGATCTCTCAGCCGGACTCAGTCTGACACCTGACTTCGAACGAGGGTTCACATGGCTTCCAATTACTCGCCGGTCTTGCAGCAGTTCATCGCAGGGTTTCTCAAGAAGGCGCGCGCCGCGATGCTCGCCAGCCGCGTCGTCAATCGCGACTTCGATCCGATGCCCGTCGGCAAGGGGCAGACGATCAGCGTCACCTACCCGACCAGCTACGTCGCGAAGCCGGTCACGCCGGGTGCCGCACCGGTTGCTGGCGACGACGCCACGCCGAGCCTCGCCCCGTTGACGCTGGATCAGTGGTGGGATGTGTCGACGAACATCACCGACAAGGACCTCGCCGCGATCCAGTCGGGCATCTTCGACGCGGAAAAGGACGCGATGGTCGTGGCGCTGGTCGAGAAGATCAACAGCTCGATCTATAGCTGCACCGATCAGTTCTACAACGTCGCCGGCACGGCCGGGACGAATCCGTTCGCGACCGACGAGCAGCCGCTCCTCGACGCGATCGAGATCCTCGACACGGCCCGGACCTCATCGGCGAACCGGATCGCGATCCTCACTGCCGCCGCGAAGGCCAAGGCGCTGAAGATCGACAACGTGACCCGGTACGACGCCCGTGGCGACGGCGCGGCGAAGATCACCGGCGTCCTCGGCAATGCCTACGGCGTCGATCTGATGATGGATCAGCTCGTCGGCACGCATACCTCGACGCCGCTCAGCGCGGGCGCCGCGACGGTGAACGGCGCGCAGGCGGTTGGCCAGGGCTCGACGGACAATGGCCGCACCGGCACCGTGTCGATCGCCAAGGCGACGAACGCTGCGCCGCTCGTCGCGGGTGACATCCTCACCTTCTCCGGCGACAGCCAGACGTACGTCGTGACCGCGGCGGTGAATCTCGCCGTCGGCAACACCACGGTGTCGATCGCGCCGGCGCTCACCACGGCGAAGACTGGCGGCGAAACCGTCACCCTCACCGCGGCCCACAAGGCGATGCCGGTGATGGTGCCGGAAGCCATCACCTTCGCGTCGCGGCTCGTGTCGAGCCTCGAGGACGTCGGGCACATCGCCCAGATGGCCGACCCGCAGACGGGGCTGGCCATCACGGTGGAAATCCAGCGCCAGCACTACCAGTCGAAGCTGGCGGTCAGCTGCCAGTGGGGCGTGAAGAGCTTCCGGCCGGAGTGGGGCGTTCGACTGCTCGGCTGATCGAGCTCGTGATCGGGGCTGGGCGTACCGCGCTCAGCCCCGATCACTGTTCCCTTCTCTCAGGAGCGCACCGTGGCATCGATCAAGACTGTTCGCATCAAGCACCAGGACGTCGAAGCTGGCATCCTGATCAATCACAAGGATTTCGACGCGACGAAGCACGAGCTGTTCGACGCGCCGGAAGTGACGGCCGCTCGCGAGCAATCGGAGGCCGTCCAGGCACTCGCGGAGCGTCGTGCTGCGCGTCGCAAGGATCTCGAGCGCATGAGCGCCAAGGAAGTGCAGGCGCTCCACGACGCGCGATTCCGCGCGCCGAACAAGGCCGCGGCGATCGACACCATCCTCGATTCCGAGTTCGGGCCTGTGCCGACGCCCGAGCCCGTTGCGCCGGCGACGCCTGCCGCGACGGAGCAGTCGACGACTGATCCGACTCCCCCGGCCGCTGAGTCCCCGACGGAATGACCGTCACGCTCGATGCTACGCCCTCCGGGACGTCCGCGAATAGTTACGGCACGCTGGCTGAGGCCGAGGACTACTTCGCGGCGCGCCCCGGCGCGGACGCGTGGCTCGGGACGAACGGCTCACCGACGCCGGATGATCCGACCAAGACCGCGGCCCTGATCGCGGCCACCGTGCGACTCGAGCAGGAGTCATATGCGGGCTATCGGTCGGTCTATTCCCAGGCGCTGCTCTGGCCTCGGTATGACATCGTGCGTGACGGTGTCCTGATTCCTGGCTCCGAGATCCCGATCTTCGTGAAGCGGGCGCAGTTCGAAGAGGCGCTGGCACTGCTCGCGGATCCGTCGCGCTTCGATCATGACATTCTGACCCAGTTCGAATCACTCAAGATCGGCCCGTTCGCTGCCAACCCAAGGCCCGACAACGGCGTGACCGACGATCTGACGCCGGCGAGCCAGCGTCTGCTCGCGGACGTGCGGCTCGGCGGCGACGGCACGTTTCGGATTGTCGTCGCGTGAGCACGCGCACCAAGCTCGCCGCCAAGCTCGCTCCCGTCACCCGTAAGGTGCTGGCACAGTTCGGCGTGTCAGCGCTCTTCTACGTGCCAGTCTCCGGACTCGCGGCCGATAACTCGACGACAATCTCCTGGCAGGCAGCGAGCGGGATCCCGACCCCGTGTCCCGTGCTGCCGGACCTGATGACCGATCAGCGGCGCCACCAGGTGTGGGGTCAGGAGACGAAGGCGGATCTGACCGGGTACGTCGCCATGCAGTACCCGGTCCTGCCGGCGATGGTCCTTGCCTTTCAGGGCGGTCCGTTCGCGGGGCGCTACTTCGAAATCACGAAGGACATTCCGGATGATCTCGGCGGCGTGCGCACGCTTGCGCTCGTCGAAGTCAAGGCGCGGCCGGTGCTGCCGTGAGCAAGCAAATCGGCCTGGATCGCGATCTCTTCGGGGCGTCGTTCACGAAGATCCGCAGCGCGGTTGATGCCGCGGCCGCGAACGACGGCAAGGCGCTGCGCTTCGCCGCACTGGTACTCGAGCGGCACATGAAGCTGCAGCTGAGTCACCCCGGGTCGGGTCGGGTCTACCGCCGCGGTGGCCACACGCACCAGGCGTCAGCACCTGGGGAGTCACCGGCGCCCGATACGGGCACGCTGCGCGCGTCGATCGGCAGCGAGGTCGTCGCCAACGGGATTCGCGTGGGAACGAATCTCGAATACGGCGCCGATCTCGAGTTCGGCACGCTGGATGATGGCGGATTCATCGCGCCGCGGCCCTGGGCACGGCCCGCGGCCGCATCGGCGCGCGATGAGATGGGGCAGGCCTTTGTCGGTGAGCTGCGGTCCGACGTCCGAGGCCGGACATGACCGCCACGGATATCGAGGCGCTGCTCAACGAAGCGATCGTTGCCGTCCTCGACATCGACGCCGGCGTCGTGGCGATCACCGGGAGACCGAGCGGCAACATCCTCCCGATGCAGGACGTCGGCACGCTCGGCCTGCCGGTCCTGCTCTATCTGCTCATCGATCTCGCATCCAACGGCTCGGCCGGGGATACCCGGCTCGCGCTCTTTCAATTCTCGGCGATCGCCGAGGGCAACGACGCCGCGTCGACGACAGCGGCGCTGATGGAACGCATCGAACTGGCGCTCACCGAACCCGCGCTCGCCGCTCAGGGGCTGGATGCCTGCCCTTACGGCCGCCCGCGGCGCCGGCGCATCGCCGCCGATGCAGACGCCTCCCGAGCGGTGGCCCGGGCGGACATGGACTTCACTCTCCTCGTGACCAAGTAACGGAGGCGCTATGTCGTCGGCAAAAGATTCGGTCTTCAAGCAGCTCACCAAGGTGTTCGCGCTCTTCGATACGCCAGCAGGCGGCGGCAACACCACACTCACCGCGGCCGCGGCGGTCGGCGCCACGACGCTCACCGTTGCGGCGATTACCAACTTCTCGGCCAACGACTCCATCCGCGTCGGCAGCGGCGAGCAGATGGAGCGGTGCGACGTGGTCTCTGCGTCCGCGTCGACGATCACCATCGCGCAGCCGCTGGTCTACGCCCACGCGAGCGGCGATCCGGTAGTGGAGCAGACGGCATACGATCTCGGGGCCGTGGATGATGGCGGCGTGACCGTCGAATTCGC